AGTAGACTCGCCCGCAGTCAGAGAATGGCTGCGTAACTAGTCTTCCTCATATGACCCGTAATCATCCGGCAACACAACAAGAGACTGCTTGATGATACCCATCAGACATGTAGCCCACGCAGCCCACTGGTAACTAGCGTCTTCAATGCCATCAATGCCAGCGTGGAACGCTGCTAACAGAAACTCTGCTTCATCCTCATCTAATACGAGAAGTAAACCAAGAACCCTGTCATCCGTCCATTTAGCATGAGTGCCATCTTCGACATCAAATATATTCGCAGTCTCTTGCAACTCCTCATATATTTCTTTTTCAATACTCTCCCCCTGATCCTCAATGAATTTATTCCACGCTACATCAAGAGAAGACTCTTCCATTATTGTTTCGCTACCTTGTCCTTAACAAGAGTTTTAAGAACAGACACAGCCGCTGCCAAACCAGCAACACCTGCACCTTTCGCTGACGACAAGTCAGCAACAACAAAAACACCAAGGAATGCCTGAGCGAAAGTCCACCCAGCACGTTCCAACACATCAAATATGTTCTTCAAATTTTTTCCTTTATTAGATTAATATCTTGGACGACGAGGCTTTTTCTTACCAGCCATTAGTCGTTCTCATCAAACTTAGCGCGCATTCCGTTACTCATTCGTAACATAGCATCACCAGTAAGAGAACCCTGATTACCTCCACGACGAACAGTATCAACTAAGACCTTGCCCGCTGAAGGCACCCTTGGGGATGTTCCATCCAATTTATGTGGCATCATAACCTACTTTCCGAAAGGGCGGCCACCCTGATTGGCGTTGCCCAAATTAGTATTCCGCAAATACGCTGCGGCTTTCTTAGCCTTCTGACTCATATCCCACATGTTAAATGAAGATGTAGAGTCATAAAGTTGTTCATCCTGTGAACCAAACGTTTCTTCAAACGTCCCATATCCTTTACCTTTTGGCATAATATATCCTTATTGTATAAACAATGCGCCAAACGTTTCACCGTTCACCACACCAGTAACCTTCAAAAAACCTTGTGTTCTTTGAAACTCTCTAACAGCATCACCCGTCTTCTTACCATAAACCCCATCCACAGGACCCGGCTTGAAACCACGCTCCGCTAACTTTCCCTGCACCAAACGCACAGGCAAACCACGACTACGAGAAGGACGAGACAAAGGAGTCTTCTTAACCTGCTCATGTAAATCTTTAAAGAACTGAATAATAGCAGCCCAATCGACACGATCAGGAGCCTGAGAAGTACCCATGCCATTCTCAACCCAGTCGCCCAACCAGTCACCCGGACATGTCGTGTAACCCGCTTTCGCTTTCTTACGATGCGTGGAAACCCACAAACCCTTACCAAAATGAGCCTCAGCCGCCTCAACAACCGCCTTTAAAGACTCCAAAGACTTCTCAGGGACACTACTGAAACCCCAACCAGTGAAACACACACTAATGGAACGACTGTTCCAACCCTTAGTGCCAGCGCCACGGTTAGCCCAACCACGCCCCTCATAAATATTACCAGTCTCATCAACAAGCCAGTTGTAGCCAATACCATCCCAACCTTTACCCATGTGATGGCGTTCAAAAGCCTTAACAGCATCTGACCCACGAGGTCCGTTCTCTACACCAGAATGGTGTATAACAACGCCTGTAACACGAGCAGGGTTTAACCTGTCGAACTTTCCTTTAGGAGGTGGTTTCGCTCCCCAATCCTCTCTGGATAAGTGTTTCATAACTATCAGCCCTTTCTGTCCCGACTATCTGACGCTAGTACGAGGTGTTCTACTCATTCTAATAGATGTAACCCCACGTTCAGCGTCCAATTTAGACTGCAAATACCTTAAATATTTTTTGTAACTTTTTTGCATTTCAGGAGTGTTACGTTTAACACTCAACCCAGCCATAGAAGAAAACATTGTTTCAAAAAATCTCTCTTGATACTTTTCCTCAGAAGGAATCAACCTACGAAAGTGACTGAATGCAGGCAACGCATTAGTAACCAGATACAAATTATGATCAGCGATCTGCCAACCCTCTTTCTTATCTTTAGTAGCCCACCCAACAGTCTCCAACGCTTGCATCAACCCCGGGATGCTACGAAGAGGCTGCGGGGCAATGACCTTTTCACCAGTAAAAGGCGCACCTGCTAATCTTTGTTGAAAAGCCATCTCAACAGGAGTCTTAAGAATAGGAGACAACTGCCAAGCAAAATTTTGTAAAGTCTCCTTAACACCATACAAAGGATCACCCAACTCGCCAGTCAACGTAGCAGTCGGATCGTACCTCAACAAATCTTGGAAAGGAAGATCAGGCACAGAATAAACTCTCGCACCAGACGCAGTGAAAGGCATCCTAATACCAAAAGGTTGCAACAAATAATCAGGCACATAACCTTCTTCTTCAGTACCCCACTCAAGGTTACGTTTAGCGTTCATCACAGCATTATATTTATTAGGGTGCTTACCTAACTGTTGCAACTGGTAAGGAACATTCTTACGAGTCCAAGTGTAGAAAGGCATAAACCTTTGCATAACGTTTCTTTCAAACTCAGTCAACTCACTGTAATCAAACTGTGACTTAGCGATCCTCTCCAAACCATCATCAACAGAACCACCCCACCGCATAGTGTCCAACCCGACACCCAAACGAATAATGTCCTCAACCTGCATGTTAGCGCTTCTTATCATCTGATAATAAGCAAAATTACTAGCCCAAGGATAAGCACTTGTAGCCACAAGATCACTAGCGGCAGCATCAGGCATGCCGAAAACTATTTGACCACGCACATGGTTACCTAAACCAACAGGAGTATTGGCTAATTGTAAAGTACCAGCACCAGACGACCTGCCTACCGCAGCATTAATAGAATACTGGTCAGGTAAAACACGTTGAACACCACCAGCAGTAGGTATCTTCACACTCACAGTAGCCTGACCACCACCACGCACACCCGCTTCCAACAACGACACATAATTTTGCAAATACTCATCATCACTAGCCTTTGCTAAAGCACGGGCAGCCTCAACAAAAGAAAGATTATCTTTGCTGGCTTTCTCACCGACACGTTTTGTGATGTTCGCTGCCTTAATCATATGCGTAGGGTTAACACCATCTAACCATGCGTTAAAGAAAGCACCGAAAATGTTACGGAAAACGAATCCGGGTGTAGCGATCATTCCTGCTTTAAGAAAGTTTTGAAACTTGTCATAAGTTCTTAACAAACCTTCAACTTCTTTAGGAGTGTTCATGCGTTTAAACGCTTCAGCCGCAGCAACCATACCCTCATTCAACTCCGTGTTGCCTGTTGCTATACGCCAAGGACCCCAGTTGGACATGCCGTCCAACACTGAATCCATCCAAGTGCTAATATCTTGTTCATTCATGGCTCTTGGATTGGCTATAGGATCAAAGCCCCCTAATTGGTATGATGGATCATAACCTTGTATATCACGTTCAAATGCTTGTTTTCGAGTAGGTATGCTAGGTAGATCAACACCTGCTTCCTGCAAGGAGGCTACACCACGTTGCATACCGGACAAGTTCATAAAATCTGCCGCTTCACGAGCCACAGATTGTGCTTCCATCTCAGCGACGAGAGCCATTTTTTCTAACGCTTCTATGTCACCAGCGGATTGGGGGCTTTCAGACCCAGCGAAACGTGTCCGTAACGCTTCAGCCTCTTGACGTAACCTTTGAGCCTCAGTAAACAACCTCTTAGACTTACCTGTAAGGTCTTGTGTGGCCGCTACGATCTCTTCGTCGGTCATATCAAACTGTTTGTATCTGACGGACGGTTTACGTCCAGCCCGTTCAATAGGATCTAATGTCCTGTTTAATAATATGGATTGCTCTAACCGTGCTGTTCTGTTGAGAACATCATCGAGAAGCCCTCTGGCTTCGTCCATGTTGATCGTGCCGTTAATAGGAATATCGATAAAATTGTTGTGTCCAAACACATCGTCGCCTTTAGCGGCGTTCATGTATTCTTCCCACGTTGAAAAGTGTTTAGTGGTA